CCATCTGGTTGTCGATGAGCGCCACACTGGTGATGCGCTCGCCGTGGCTGATCGTTGCACCTGGTCGCAACCCGGGAAGGGCTGCAATCATCGCGCTCTGGTTGCCCTGGTAGTCGTCGAACAGCTCCACCGGCAGCTGCAGCGGCGAGCGAATGCCGAAGAAGCTGTCAGCCCAACTGCCCACGAACACCTCTCCGTCACCCTGCTGCTGCCAGATGAAGTCGGGGATGTTGAAAACCCGGGCCAGGCTGTCCATTGCTTGATAGCCGGCGGCCAGGCTGTAAAAAAATGGCGCCTTAACGCTGGCATACGGCTGTTCCGGGACGCGAAAGCGCAAGCCGGTGTGCTGGCCAATCTCGACCAAGACGGCGCGCAGGTCGACGTGGCGCAGGTTCAGCGGCAGCGGGTTGGCCAGGATCGCGGCCAGCTCGCGACAGAACAACACCTGCTGGGTGCTGCTGGCCGTGCTGCTGCGCTCGACGTAGCCAATGAAGTGTCGCTGCAGCGTGCTGCTGTTGTAGCCGATATCGAGTGTCACCAGCCCCTTGACCGGCGCCGTCGCCTGAATGGTGAACGTCGCCCGGCCCGGGCTTTTCGAATCCAGCCGAACTTCGTTTTTGACCAGGACGTAAGGCGCACCGCTGATGGTCAATTCCTTGTGCAGCTTCATTCCTTGGGACTCCCACCTAACCAGGTATCTACCTTTTTCAGCGTGGCTTCAAAACCGGTCAGTTCTTCCGGTCCACCAGGCGTGTCGCCGCCGCCGGCGCCGCCGACCGCACCGCCCGGGCCAGACTGCGCCGTCACCGCGCTGCCCGATCGGCGCCCTTCCACTTTTTCCGGGTTGGAGAGCTTTTCGGTCAGGGTGAACTGGATCAGCCAGCCACGCAGGTTGTCGTCTTCCCGGGCACTCACGCCCTCGGTGAATGTCACCTGGCGCATACCAAATGCAGCGGCGGTGTCATTGACGATTCGGTACGTCTTTAGCTGGCCACCGCTGGCGGTTGCTTCCACCAGGCGCATCAGGTCGCGCAACTGCACCTGGTCCACAAAAGGAATCATCAGGCTGACGGTCAGGGTTTTGGGCTTGAACCCCTTGTGGCCCTTGTCGGTGTTGCTGGTCTGGCCTGACAGATCGTCGCTTTCAATACGCAGGTTGCCGGTGACCTTGAGGTTCTTCCCGCGCACCTCTTGCCCGTCGAGTAGCAGCGTCATAGGCCCACCAGTTCACGAACAAAGCTCAGACCTTGCTCAGATCCCACCAGCAGCGCGCCGGCGCAAAGCACCCATTCATGCCCGGGGGGATCACCTGCCAACAGCGCCTGGCGCAGCTCAGTGGCGTTGCCCGGGCCGATCAGGCGCGCACGCATGCTGCTGTCAGCGTTGCCGCCGGCCAGCAGGGCTTTCAGGTCGGCCAACTGCTGGTCACGGCCCTGTTGCTGGGCTGCCTTGCGGCTGGCCAGGTCAGAGAGTGCCGCCATGGGCGAGCTGTCGGCGGCGTAGCTCTCTAGGACGGCAATCTGGCCGGCCATGGATTGCTGGGCGGCTTTAACCACGGTGCAGCGCTCCAGGGGCAGCGACTGCCAGCGCGGCAAGGTGCCTGCGGCGGGAATTTCCCACTTTTCCGTTTCCAGTTTCGACAGGTTCCGCGCTCGGCGTTCGGTTCGCACCAGGTCAGGCATCGGCAGCAACGCGTTGAAGCGAGCCAGGCTGTCGGCCAACTGGTCGAAACGAGTGGCCAGAAACAGAAGGCACAGCGCGTGCTGGGGAGCATCGGGCCGGCCTATGTCGCTGACATCCACCAGCTTGCCGGCAAGGTGCTGCAGCAAGTTCGGTGCAGACAGAAAACGCTGGTAGCCGCGGCCTTGGCCAACTCCACTTTGAAACGGCGTCACCACCAGGCAGGCCGGGGCCTCGCCCATTTGATCGGCGAGTGCGGCACGCCCTGCAGCGATCGCGCCCTGGGCAGCATCACCCACCGGCCCCGGGTTGGTCGTGGTCTTGCCATTGAGGTCCGACAGGCGTTTGGCGGTGCTGGCCAGCTCGCCGCCGGCAAGGTTCTGCGCGGCTGACAGCTGGCCCATCCATTGGGTAGCCTGTTCAGGCCAGCGCATTTTCACTGCATCCCAAGTCATGCCGGCGGCGTCCATTTGATGGACTTCATCACCTTGAGCTTTTTGTCTTTCAGCGCGGTGGCCAAGTCTTGCTTGAGGTTGTCGGCATGCTGCAAAGCGGCTTGCTTGAAACGCACCAGGTCCTGGCCCACCAGGTGCAGTTGGGCCGCCGAATGGGGACGAAAGCCTTTCACCTGGTTGGCGTCGAAACAGGCATAGCTGGCATCCAAACCGCTCAACACCATGCCGGTGAGATTGATTTGATCGTCCATCTGGCTGGAGTAACGGTAGGGGGTACCCAGCGCGCTGGAGACAAACCCGCTTTCGATATGGTGGTTGCAGCCGTCGTTGACCTCCTGCAGCTTTTGTTCATACAGCGCTGCCAAAATTGCGCTGGTATCGTCCACCCATTCGCCATTCTTCCAGACCTGATCGGGGCCTGGCTTTTTCGTGGTGTAGCCACTCGGGATCGGCCCCACACCGGTAACCGTCAACGGTTCACCCGTGGTGATGCTGTAGACAATCAAACCGTCGAAGTAATCGACAAGAACCCACTTGCCATTGCTCCAGCAGGCACCTTTGTTGGCCGGAATCTTGGGCGGCGCGACTTCCACACACCCGCCAGGAATCAGAAAGACGCCGGGTTCAAGAGGGGATTCTTCTGCCTCAGCGGTACCAGTAAATAGCCCCAGGCGATCGGTTTGGAACACAGTTTTGGTTTTCATAGGGGCCTCAATACTTAATGCAGTAGATAAATGCGATGTTCGGCGGACGTGACTCATTACCACCCGACGCGCCTATCGTGATGTTGTGGGAGTGCTTGCCTGCTGGCTGGGTGTATTGCGTGCCGTAAGCATTCCGGCCGCCGCCAAAGTTACCGCTGTCGAGATCGGTGTAACCCATGGTCACCCCGTGGGTGTGTTCCCCCTGGGCATCGCTTGATGCGGCGTGCGTGTGTGACGCGTTCTGGCCGTCTTGGAAGGTGCCTAATCCACGACCAGCGTCGAACCCTCTGCCCTCATCGAGGCCTCGGACAAATAGGCCCCGCAAGTCAGGCAAGTTAAAGGTGCTGGCCCCGTCACCGGCACCGTAGTAAGTGCCGATCTGCGCAAAAAGAGCCGCGTAGGTAGTTCGAGAAACAGCTGCACCATTTGCCCTGAGGTAACCAGCAGGTATGCCGGACATTGCGAAAATGAGGATGGCACCGGCAGGCACGATGCTGCTGGGGTTCAGGTTCCCGGTATGGAACAAGGTCTGGCCGTGCCAGCAGAGGTCGCCATTTCTGTCCATCGCCAATTGACGGCCGTAACGGCCGCCCCAGTGAAAGGTGATCGCCGGGGCATAAGCGAAGTCTGTCTGGCCATCTCCGACTTGTTGTACTTCTCGTATCTCCAACGCCCCGCCCTGACCGTTGACCCCACCTGGGTCAGGTGCTGCTAACGAGGGTCTTTGCTGCGAAACCTTGCCAACCAACAGCACGTTGGTTATCCCGTATCCCTCAGCCGTAGTGGCGTTGTTCGCTTTGGAGTCCGGATTGAAATTGTGCTCGGTCCATACTTTTCTATCCGACCACCGCAAGCCGCCGGTGCTATCCATCCCGAGTTCGTGGGCCCGGACACCGCCCCAGTGGAAAAGAATCCTTGGTGCATAGGCGTAGTCACCAGACGCACCGCCATTTTCTTTGGCTTCACGAATCTCAATAGCGCCGCCGCCATTGGCAAAACCACCAGAATTCGGTGAAGCAAAACTAGGGCGTTGCTGTGTTGTGCGCCCGGTAATCAGGGCGTTGGTAATGCCGTAGGCCTCCACTGTAGTGGGCTTGCCGCTGGTGATCTTTGACCAATCCAACGCTGGAATGTCCACGGGTTGGAGGCTTTCGCCATAAGTCACCAAGCCCTTGGAGTTCACCGTAACCTTGGTGTATTTCCAGGACGCCACGATGTCAGGCATCGTGACCTGGATGTTCACATCCGCCGTACCATCAAACGTCGCACTACCCGTGCCGACGCCGCTGATCGAGACTTTGCGGGCGGTTTCCAACTGCTTGGCTTTGCCCGCCGGTGTCGTGCCGTCGATAAGCTTGTCGATCGCTTGCTGCAGGACTTTGCGAGCGCCAGATACTGCCTTGGTGGTCGCCAGAATTTTGCTGCTGTCGGTGCCGGCATCGTCGCTGATGGCGTTGGGCAAGTTACCCAGCTCTACGTCGTCCTTGGTCGTTGCGCGGGCACGCAGCTGGGGATAGTCACCGACACGGGCAGCCAGGTGCTGTATCAATGGGCCGGTGATCGGTTCAACAGGCCGAAAATCAGTGGTATCAGAAGTCTTAACGTACGCCAGAGCAATGAGGTAATGCCGAACGTCGGCGCTGTCGGTGTAGTCAACCCCACCGTATGCCACTGTCCAAACGGCCACCGTGTCGTTGCGTTCACGGCGCAAAGAAACATCCAGATAGACCGGTGTGGGCATTGCCGGCAACGTAATAGGCAAAGCATTGGCCAATTCGATGCGGATGCCTTCAACGTAGGCCAATCCCGGTTTAACTTGGTAGGCATCACCGACCTTTTCAACCTGGAACCCGTCGCTAAAAAAACATGCCCGACCGAAAATGTCGCGGTTATTCAGGCGCTCGCGTTCGTCGATCCCCTTTAGCCGAATCGTGAAGTCGTGCTGCCAGGTCTTGGCGTCAATGGTGATGCCGGTCAGCGCCTGGGCGCCGTCGAATACCAGCATGATGTTTCGGGTGACGTTGTTCCCCAGCTGCAGCGGCGGAATGTTTTTACGCTTCTGTTGCAGCGGCATGTAAGCCACGGCCAGCAACACGTTCTCTGCGGTTTCCAGGCCGATCCAGTTCCAATCAAAGTCCCCGATATCACTGCCCAGCATCGAGCTGTACACCACCTGATTGGGGTTCACAAAGCCGACGTTTTGTTCAGGGATCGCGTAGGTATGGACAATTTGCGCCGCCGGCGGCTTCGCTGCAGCACGGTTCACCGGTGCATTCGGGTCCAGGCCTGGCACGTTTGCAAAGATGAAGCGCACGACATCGAGGCGCTGTTGCGATCCAAGTTTCTGGGCGATCAGGCTTTCACCTGCAAGGGTAATACTGGCTCCCATTGGGGCTCCTACAGGCTGGCGATCAGCGTTTGCTGATCGTCGTTGAAGTCCACCGCGACGATGCGCAGCGATACGGGGGTGATGGTCACGAAGTCGTAGCGCCGACAAGTGCGGCCGTACTGCTGCACCAGGACACGCAGCAGCTCAGGGTTTTGCGACAGCTGGGAGTCGGATAGGCGCAACAGCACCACATCCCAGTCCCGATCGGGCAAGCGTTCGTCAATCTCGACATAACCCACACCCAGGCGCTGCAGGATGCGTTTAAGTCCCGCTGTGCTGCCGGCGTCGACGGCGTTGATAAAGGCGAACTTGACCCGCAACCGATAGAGGTTTTCGGGCTCGTCCTTGAAACGGCTGATGTCCCGCTGCCAGGCCAGCAGGTCGAGAATGGTCAGGTGGCAGGACTCGGCGTCCATCTGCAGCAATGGCCACTGCATCCAGCCTTCAACTTTCTCCCACCACGCTTGGCAGGCGGCCTTGAGCTTGGTCAACTGATGTCCATCCAGCCAGAACGGCAAACTGAGCTTGATCATGGCAACACCACCTGCAGGCTGATGATCCGTGGAATGGTCAGCTCTGACACGATGTCGGCGTTATCGAAGTGCAACGACTCGATGCCCGCGAACTGCTGGTGGAGTTCTTCGCCCAGGCGACTGAATGAAAAACGCGCCTGGGGATAAGTCAGCGTCGGCTGATAGTCACCGGTGCCGCTTTCACGGAAGGCCGCACGAATGAACAACTCGGCCTCGGCCTGCAGCTTGGCGCGTTGCTCGGTGGTCAGTGCAGGACGTGGCCACAGCGTGACGCTCAGCTCGTGCAGGGTCTCCGGCATCACCAACACCAGCAGATCGTCGCCGTGGCCATGGTTGCCCTGGTCACGGATATGGGCGTTGATTTGCTCCAGGTATGCCGCTGCCGGCACGTCCGCTTCAAACAGCACATAGGCGTTCGCACTGCCCGGGCCACGTGGCGCACCGTGCAGGAAGTAGACGCCATCGGGCCGCACCGCCGGGAACGCGGAAATCATTGCCCGATAGACTGCATCGGTGTGCCACTGGTTGACCGCCGAGAACTGGTTACGCACCCGCAAACGCAGCTGATCGTCAGGCTCAGGATCTGCCCCTGGTGCAATCAACCAACCGTCGGTGTTGACCACCTGGACGATGCCAGGAATGGGCACAGGTAGAATTGCGTAGTAACCCGGGGCCAGGTTGTAACCACTGCCAACCTCTTGGGCCTCGGCAGGGACTTCCAACTGCAGTACGCCGTCGGCAAAGGTCACCGCCTGGGTGGTGACCAACTGGTAAATATGGCCATTGATGGCAGCTGACTGCACCTGGATGCCGGCGGGCATCTGCAGCACGCCGCCGGCAACGTCGCGGGTGAACAACAGCATGCCCTTGGCCTTGGTGGCGCCTTTGCGCTCGACGTTGACCGCCCAGGCCAGCATGTCCAACCACTTGTCGCGGGCGGTTTTCACAAAGAAGTTGGGCAGGACGGTGCCGCTGATAAAGCTAATCAGCCACATGACCGGCTTGGTCACCAGGGCGGTCATCACCCGCCAAAACGGTGAATAAGCACTGGTGTTGCTCATCTTGCTGCCCTGGGCCGCTACTTCCTTTTCCCAGGCCTTACGTAAGCCGTCCTCGGTCGTCGGAATGCCGGCGTCAGCGAGCGCCTGTTTAAAATCTACGTCGCTCACAGGGTCACCTCGATGTTGCCAAACTTCAGCGTTTTGGCCGTGACCAGGTACTGGCCGGATTGCACCTGGTTAATCAGTGCGGTGCCCGGTACCAGGCGTTCGTCAGCCTCCACCAGCAGCTCCAGTTGCTGGATGCAGTCGCGTTGGCGCAGGCGACTACGCTCGGCAACCAGCGTCACCAGCAGGCCGCTTTCGCGGATCATGTGCGCGATGTCTTGGGCGATGCTGGCCCGGTCCTCGATCAGCAGCGGCTGACGTGACGGGTCCAGCACCAGGTCGTTGTCGATGATCAGCAGGTCGATGTATTCGCTCATCCACCCACCGCCATGGCCAACATGCCTTCCAGTTCCAGCGGGTTCATTTGCTTGCCGGTGTGAATGTTGACGTTCTCCACGTGGGTGCCCTTGTTCTGGGTTTGGTTGTTGTTCTGGATGCTGCTCAGCAAGCCGCCCCGGGGCACAGCGTCGGGCCGTTTGGGCGACAGGCTGGCCACAGATCCATTCATGCGTTGCTGGCTTTGCTCGGCCTTCTCTGTGGGTGCCGGCGCAGTCACCAGCGCCGGCGGCTGCTTCGGCTGCGGGATGTTGAGTTGTGGCCCGATCGGCGCCGGTGTATTCAAGGCAGGCGCGGCCACGAGTGCCGTAAGGGGCTGCGGGATAGGCGCCGGCGTTTTCGGTACCGGAGCCAGCACCAACGCCGGCGGCTGCGCCTGGGGTTGCAATGCGTTGAGCGCAGGCATGGCCGGGGCCTGAGCCTTTTGTGCAGCAGCCATCATCAGGGGCGGCGCCTGGACGGGTTGCTGCTGAGCACTCACGAGCTGCGGCAGCAACGGTGCCTCGACCGTCGGTGCGGTGATGGTTGGCAGTTGCGGTGCCGCCGGCATGTCGCCAAACGCGGCATCGATCTGCACGCCCGGGATCTTGTTCAGCATCTCGATCAAGCCGTTGATGGCCGATTTAAAGATATTGACGATGCCGTCCCACGCGGCGCTGGCCATGCCTGCCCAACCGCCCATGGAGTTGAACCAGTCAGACAGGGCCGTCAGCTGACCACTGATCCACTGGAACGCCTCGCTGTTGAGTAGCGCAGTGGTCCACTCGTCCCAGTAGATGATCGCCGCTGCCACCGCCGCGACCAGGGCAACAATGCCGATCACAACCCACGTCACCGGGTTGGCCAGCAGCGCGGTGTTGACCAGCCAGATGGCGCCCTGCCACAGCAGCATCGCGCCCTTGACCAGGCCCATCCAGGCGACCATCAACACCAGGCCCGCGACGAACCCGATCACCATAACGGTGTGGTACAGGAACATGGCGATACTGCGCAGACCGGCCATGGTCAGGACTTTCCACACAGTGACCAGGCCCAGCCAGACCATTTTCGAGATACCCACGGTCAGCGTGAGCAACGACATGGCCGCAATGATCCCGAACACCACCAACGTGGTGATGCCGATCACGCGGGTGATGTTGGGAAACAACTGGGTCCAGCGGGTCAGCGTACTGGCAATGCCCACCAGGCGATCCATCAGCGGTGTCAGGATCGGGATCAGCGACTGCACGAAAGCGATACGCAAGGCCTGCACAGCGGCGCCGAACTGTTGCCACGGGTCTACCATCTGCTTGGCCATGCGCTCGGCGTTCTCCAACCCGTGCACATTGCCCAGTCGATCCATACCGTTTTTCAAGCGGTCGGTGTCGCCCAGCAGTGTGGTGATCAGTCGCGCCGCTTCACCGCCGAAGGCGTCACGCAGCTTCTTGCCGTTGGCCTCAATCGACAGATCGCCAAACTTGCCTTTGAGCTTGTCCAGGATGTCCATCATCGGCAGCAACTTGCCCTGCTGGTCGAC